GCTTGTAGAACGGCGGGCTGGTAATGATCAGGTCGACGCACCCGTCGGGGAGGGGGAGCCGGGCGGCGTCACCGCGCAGCACCGCAGCCTTCACTTACCCAGCCTCTTCGCGATTCTCTTCGCCTCGGCGCGCAGCGCTTTCTGCAGGCACGTGTCGCACAGTCCCGCGTTCAGCCGCTTCTCGCGCCTGCTGATTTCCTTACCGCATTTGCATTTCATTTGAGCACCATGCTTCCGCACCGGTAGCAGAACCCCTTGATCACCCGGGCACGGGGATGGTTGCACGCCCCGGCTTCCCTGACCTTGCTGGCGGGGATCATTTCCTCCCCTGCCATGAGCCGGGCGGGACCGTCTTCCAGCGTGTCAGAAATGAGTCCTTCGACCCACTTGGCCCGCGACGCGGAACCGCGTACCTGGTCGATGGCCTGCGCGGTCCCCTCATCGACGCGGACGGAGATCACTTCACGGCGTGCCATGGGCTCAACCTTAGAAGGGTGGGGACCCCCGCCGTGGCGGGGGTCCCGGTGATTCGGGTCACTTCGCTCACCTCCTAGTGGGGGGTGCGCTCAGGGGTCCGGCGGGTACGCGCCGGGTTGTTCTTCGTCCGGCGGTGCTCAGCGGCGTACCGCTGGCACTTGATCTTGTTCCGGCCCCATTTGCGGTTCTTCTTACCGCCCTTGTGCGGTGGCATCGGGAGGGTTCACCTCCCCTCCTGGCTAGCCGTTACGGCTTGTGCCAGGAGCGCTCGCTGCGCATGCCCTTCTCCTCTCGCTATGTGGGTGACAGGCGATCAGCCTTCAGGCAGAAGTCCCGGACTGCCCTGAGCAGGCTGCTGTTGTAGCCGGCTGAAAGGATCATGAAAGAGCCAGCGCCTGCCACCCGGACAAGAAAAACCTGTTGTCCCCTTGCTGTCCTACGAGTGTATCATGGTGGGTATGGCTAAGAGGCTACACCAGGTAGTGACAATCGAGAGGACCGTCCAGTCCGACACCGAGCGTGTCCTGGACCAGCACCAGCGGATCTTCGGTCTCGGCGGGGAGCAGAACCCCATGAAGGGCCTGATCCGGACGTACGAGCCGACCGTCGACGGCGGGGTACGGCACCCGCCCCAGTCGCAGAAGGTACAGGTCAAGGCGTCCGACATGATCCCCGAGATCAAGACGGCGCTCGTGAACCTGTTCAACGTCAAGTTCACCCGCGAGTACGGCAACACCCGCGCCCGCGCTGACCTTGTCGTGGGTGGCGTGACCCTGCTCACCGACGTGCCCACCACGTACTTCCTGTTCCTCGAAGACCAGGTCGCTAAGATCCGCGCGAACATCATCGCCCGGTTCCCCATCCTGGACCCGTCCGAGGAATGGCACTGGGACACCGCACGCGGTATCTGGGTGACCGAACCGAGGGTCACCGAGTCGACCGCTAAGGTCCCCCAGACCCACGTCCTGTACGACGCGACCCCGCAGCACCCCGCCCAGGTCCGCCCGTGGGAGACCGACATGAAGGTCGGGGAGTGGACCACCGTCAAGCTGTCCGGTCAGCTCCCCGCCGACCAGGCGCAGGGCATGTACGACCGGTGCTCGAAGCTGCTCGTCGCGCTCAAGCAGGCCCGCGAGCAGGCGAACAGCATCGAGGTGGAAGACAAGGACGCATACCCGGTCCTGGACTACATCTTCGGAGAGGGCGAATGAGGAAGGACCAGGCGCGGGACCTGGACGAGACCCGCCGGGTGCTGTACATGGCGCTGCTCGTCCACCGCACCGAGAAGTACGAGATCGCCGCGACAGCGGTGAACGCGCTGCTGCACCACCAGGGCATCGACGCGCCCGCCGGTGAGGTCATCGAGAATGTCCTCGCCGCGATCAGCGGTGAGCCTGCGGGCAGCGCCTGGGTGAAAGAGCAGGTCGGGATTATCACCGATCAGCTTGGCCCCAGCCCCCGCTGGTGATACAATTAGAGACGAACACAGCTTCTTTGTCTTCGTCAGCACGGCTGTCACCCTGGCACCGGTCGCCAGACGGCGGGGGTAACGCCCAGGGGCAGCCAGTAGTCAGCATCTTCGTCGTGTTCGCAGCTTCTTCACATGCCGCACCCGGATACGCGGGTCACCGGCCCGGCTTGGCACCGGAGGTTACGGGTTCGATCCCCGTCGCGCCCTCCAATCTCATGGGCGCGTAGCTCAATGGCAGAGCGCCGGTCTCAGCATCAGCCGTGCCACCGACCGGACCGGGCGAAGCGGAACATTCCAACGTCGTAGCCGAATTGGTATAGGCAACGGTCTGTGGAACCGCAGTTTGCGGGTTCGAGTCCCGCCGACACCTGGAAAAGCCCCCCCGGACAAGGGTAGGTCCGGGGGGGCACTTACGTCTGACCGGGCAGGTAGTCGCTCAGCGGGGTGGTCACCATGAAGTGCGGGTGCTCTCCCTGCAGCACCAGTTTCCCGGCGGCTTCTCGCGCCTGCTGCCGGCTCTCCACCTCGATCACTGCCATGACGCACTCGTGCCCGGGGTTGTCCTCGCAGTCGCCGCCGGTCAGGACTATCACGTAAGCCACCTGATCTGGACCAGCGGGCGCGTACCGACACGAAGTGCTGCCCCTCGTCCGGGGAGTCCTGGTGGTCCCGGGCGTGCGCGTGGGTCCCGTCCGCGGACAGGACCAGGGTCCGGCCCCCGTTCATGCTGCACCGCATGCACCACCCCTCGCCAGGATCGGGCTGCGGGTCAATCCGCGCGGCGAGCCACGCCCGGAACGAGGTCAGGGGCGAGCCGGGGCGGGCCATCAGGGTTTCGTCCAGTACCGGATGTTCGCCAGCGGGATGTGCATGACCTCACCGCTGCCGTAGATGTGCAGGACCCCGTCGTGGACCCTGGTCTGCCCGTCGTACGTCTCGGTGACGCCGTCCATCCACGTGACGACGACGGTTGCCGTCTCGGTAATCACATGATTTGCCTTCCGCAGTTTTTTGCACCATAATGTGCCTGGGGACTTCGCGTCCCTTTTTTCATACAAGGACACACCAGACAGCTTATTGTATCATGCTGGGGGCGGAATGACGTACCGGCCCAGGCGCAAGATCGGTCCGCAGGAGAAAGCGGTTCGCACCGAACTGCGCGGCCTCCCCAAGGACGTAGCCAACGGCGCGGTCGCCCGTTCCATGCTCACCCTCGCCGCCGAAGCTGACATGGGCGGTCTCGCCGCCCGGGACCTCACCCAGGTCCTGCGTGAGCTGCGCCAGTCCGCGCAGTACCTCCGCGACATCTCACCCCCAGCCGGGTCCGGTGACGAGATCGACGAGCTGAAGAAGCGACGCGAGAAGCGGCTAGAGGCAGGCTGATGTCCGCGCTGCTCGACACCGAGCCCATCACCGGGTTCCAGCGGCCCCGCCTGATGTCCGTCCCGGAACATCACTCCCTGGACTCGGGTCTGGAAGCTCTGGAATTCGCTGACTCGATCGGGTTCCTGCTGGACGACTGGCAGGGGTGGATGCTCACCCAGGCGCTCGGCACCCGGCAGGACGGCCGGTGGACCTGCTTCGAGGTAGCGGAGATCATCTCCCGGCAGAACGGGAAGAACGCCACCGCCGAGGTGCGGGAGCTGTACGGCCTGTTCGTCCTGTCCGAACCGCTGATCATCCACACGGCGCACGAGTTCAAAGCCAGCAACGAGCATTTCCTCCGGTTGCAGGACCGGATCAGGTCGACTGATTCGCTGAACAAGCGGGTCCGGTCGATCATCACGTCCCACGGCGAGGAAGCGGTCCTGCTCCGCTCCGCGCCCGCGCTGATCTTCGGGCCGGGCGCGAAGCAGATCCGCAAGTCCGTCGCTCCCCGGCTGCGGTTCCTCGCCCGGTCACGGGGGTCGGGCCGTTCGTTTACGTGTGACTGCCTGGTGTGGGACGAGGCGATGATCTTGTCCGCCGACCAGGTCGGCGCGTCCATGCCGACCATGAGCGCGGTGCCGAACCCGCAGCTGTGGTACCTCGCGTCGGCGGGGTACCCGGACTCCACCCAGCTCGCGATGATCCGAAAGCGGGGTATCCGCGGCGGGGACCCGTCCCTGGCGTATTTCGAGTGGTCGATCCGCCCGCACACCCCCCTCTGCCCGAGAGACGAACGTCACGGGCGCAGGAGCAACCGGTTCATCACCTGCACAGAACATGACGACCGGGACGACCCGGTGTCGTGGGCGAAAGCGAACCCGGCGCTGGGCATCCGCATCACCCCGGAGCACGTCGCGCGGGAAATGAACGGGATGCCCCCGGACACGTTCGACGTGGAACGTCTCGGCGCGGGCCAGTGGCCGATGGACGACGAGGACTGGGGCGCGATCACCGCTGAGCAGTGGGACGCGTGCCAGACCCAGGTCAAGGGCGGCACCGTCACACCGGTGTGCTTCGCGGTCGACGTCACCCCCGACCTTTCCCACGCGACCATCGCGGTGGCGTGGCAGCGTCCCTCCGACGGGACCGTCATCCTGGAGATCCCCCGGGGCTGCGCCCGGCCGGGCACGTCCTGGGTGATCCCCCGGCTGATGGAACTGCGCTCCAAGTGGCGTCCCCTCGGGATCGTCATCCCGAAGACCGCCCCGGCGGCGGCGCTGATCAACGACGCGGAGAACAAGGGCCTGCAGCTCCTGAAAGCCTCGTCGGCGGAAGAAGCGCAGGCGTTCACTCTGATGCTGACCGGTATCCAGGACCGGAAAGTCGGTCAGCTCGGACCCGACGACGCCCCCGACCTGCGGTCCGCCGTCAGGCACGCTGAGACGCGGGACATCGGGGACGGGATGCGCGGCTGGTCCCGGAAGAACAGCTCCGCGAACATCACCCCGCTGACCGCAGCCACCCTCGCATACTGGTGCTTCGATAAGTTGCGTAGAAGTTACGATCCGATACGGAGTATCGGGTAATACACCTGAACCACTGAGAGGGATAACGTGAAACTCCCCGTCCGGCTAGCCGCGATCACCACAGCCAGCGCAGCAGCCGTCCTCGCGTTTGCCGCGCCCGCGTTCGCGGGCAGCCCGCATTTCGTCGGAACGCCCGTCTTCGCCACGTCGGGCAGCACGGTCACCGTCTCGGCCAAGGAAGCCGGGCTGGGGAACGAGACGCAGATCCATGTCGTGCTCAGCGGTAATGCGCAATGCGTCAACCCGGGTGGCCACGACCCGCAGGCCGCCAACAAGACCGCGTTCGCCCAGGCCGCCGACGAGCCCGTGCAGAACGGCAAGAGCGACTATGAGATCACGGCCACCGCCGTGCTCCAGCCAGACTGCTCCCCGCCCATGACCATCGTATTCAGTGAAGTCACGCTAACTGATACGACAAACGGCCTGACCGCCGTACCCGTCCCGGCCCCCTAGTCCAAACGAGACCCCGTCAGGGGGTAGACCATGGGTAAGCAGATCCTGAAGAAGAAGCCGAAGCCGAAGAAGCCGAAGGAATACTGACAGTGGGCCGTGCCCTGGCCACGGCTGTCACCGCGCTGTTCGTCGCGGCCGGGTGGCTGGCAGGCGCACTGTGGTTCCGGCTGGGGCTGCGGCACTGCGCCCTGTCGGTGCAGTACGGGTTCCGTGCCGCCGCGCCAGCACCGCCGCTGCCGTCCGGTGAACGGGCAGCGCCGCCGCGTCCCCGCCCGGGGCCGGCCGGTACTCTCATCGAGAACTGACGTGGGCAAGCCGCGGGACTGGGATTGCGGCAAGGACGGTCACATCCCCCTGAAGAAGCGGGTCAAGAGCCACGGCCTCGCTAAGGTGATGATCACGTACACATGGTGCGGCGTCTGCGGCAAGAAACTATAAAGAATCGGAGGCGGCATGGGACTGCTGGAACGTGTCGCCGCTAGCAAAACCGAGTCCAGGGTCATCGGCTCCGTGCCGTGGCAGCCCTGGAACTCCCCGTTCGTCCCGTTCAACGTGGGCGGACCCGCGCACCCGACCCAGCAGGTGCAGGGCACCGACGGGGCGCTCCGCCTCACCCCCCTGTACGCGTGCGTCAGGCTGATCGCCGAGTATGTCGCGTCGATGCCGGTGAAGGTGTACCTGCAGACCGGGAACGGCTCCGGGCAGGGGCAGCGGTACTTCGGCCCGTCGATCTTCGATGACCCGGCACCGGACACCATGCTGATGGACTGGCTGTACGAATGCCTCACGTCGTTGCTGCTGCACGGGAACGCGTGGGGTTACGTCCTGTCACGGGACGGGTACGGGTACCCGCAGCAGATCCAGTGGATGCCCCCGGATATGGTCTCCGTCAACGACGAGGACAACATCCCGTACAACCCGCTCCGCACCCGCGTCTACTTTTACGGCCGGGAAGTGCAGCGCGCCGAACGGTTCCACCTCAAGGCGTTCTCCCTCCCCGGCCGCACCGAAGGCGTATCACCGTTGCGGGCGTTCGCGCTGACCATCGTGAACGGCCTGGAAGCGACCCGGTACGGCACCGACTGGTTCAAAGCCGGCGGGTTCCCGCCGGGGACGTTCAAGAACAACGAGATCGAGATTGACCCGTCGCAGTCAGCGGAGATCCGGTCGCTGCTCACCCAGTCGATCCGGCGGCGCGAGCCCCTGGTGTACGGCCGGGACTGGGACTACCACCCGGTCACCGTCCCCCCCTCCGAAGCGCAGTTCATCGAGGCGATGCAGCTTAACGCGACGCAGCTCGCCGCGGTGTACGGGCTCCCCCCGGAACGGGTCGGCGGGCGGCGCGGTGATTCCCTGACCTACTCGACGGTGGCGCAGTCCGCGCTGCAGATCATCGAAGCTTTGCGCCCGTGGATGATCCGCCTGGAAACCGGGTTCACCCGGCTCCTCCCGGTCAACCGGTCCTGCAAGCTGGACGCTGACTCGCTGCTGAAAGCGGACCTGCGGGAACGCGCGGACATCTACCGTATCTGGCGGGACATCGGGTACATGAGCGTCGACGACATGCGCGCCCAGGACGACAAGGACCCGCTACCCGACGGTATCGGCGCGGATAACATCCCCCTCGACGCGATCGTCGGGATGTCCCGGTCCACCAGGGCTATCCCCAACTCGATCGTCCCGCAGGTCACGCTCGAGGCGAAGATGATCGCGGACTACCTCGAAGACATCCAGGCCGGACGGGTCCCCGAGGTGGGGAAGAACCCGGTGGCCCCCGGCAAGCCCGTCCCGGACCCGGCGGTACCGGACAGCAACAAGGCATCCGGCGCGACAGCCCCCCAGCCCGCCCAGAACGGGAACGGGCAGACCGGGCAGAACAGCGCCAATGCTGTCCCCGGCGGCGGCGCGGACCCGTTCGACCCGATCCAGAACTACCTGTTCAAGCTGATCGCCGCGGTCCGCGCCCAGGTCGTCGAGGAAGAAGAAGCGAAACGCCGCCGCCCCGAGTACATCGGGGCGTGGATACCCAGCGAGAACGGGAACGGCAACCACCGGCGGTGAGGCTGCATGGCCGTAGGGGGATCGTCTACATGTCCCCGCGGTTCGGCGACCCGGCCAGCCCGGTCGCTTTCCTGTTCGACTGGACGATCTCTTTCACGATGGACCGGTTCGACGCGACCACGATCCTTGACATCCAGAAGGTGTACGGCGCTTCCATCACCAGTGTCTCCGGGGACTTCTCCGGGTTCTACGACACGGCGACCGCGCAGAGTTACGCCGCAGCCTCCGACGGTCTCCCCCGGAACCTGTATGTCTACCCGTCGGTGGATTTCGCGCAGTACTTCTCCGGGATGGCTGTCGTTGATTACGCCGTGACCGGCGGGGTGGGTTCCGCTGTGGGGGTCAAGGCCACGTGGGAATCCTGCGGTGCCTTCGCCGGTGCCGGGGTTCCCGGCACCTACACTGCCACCTACCAGGCCGTGTATTAGGACGTGCTGAGGTAAGCCTCCAGCTTCCTGACCGCGTCCAACTGCCCGGGTGTTGCCGATCCCCAGGTGGCCACGCTGCAGGAAAGCGGGCCGGGCCATTCCCCGTCGATCATGTCCGCCAGGACTATGGCAGCGGCCAGGAGTTCTTCCCGGGTTAGCCCGCCATCGGGGATTTCGTCCATAGCCCCGCAGGTTATGCCATGACCGCCACCAGGACGGGAGGACCCGACTAGCCGTGAGCTATCCCCTGCCCCCCGATACCCGGGCCATCGGCACCGGCAACCCCCCTGCCGACATGAACCTTGTCGTCGACGCCCTCATCGGCATGGGCCAGCCCGGGTACGTCAAGCCGTCCGGTGATGTCACCGGCGTGACCGATACCGCCGCTGTCGCCGCCGCCGAGGCCACCGGAGGGCCGGTGTTCTTCGGGGATGCCACCTACTGGGGGAACTTCACAAAGCAGGCAGGTACCGTCTGGCAGGGTTCCGGTCGTAACCAGACCACCCTTAAAGCCCCAGCGAACAGCAACGCCGACGTGGTGCAGGGCGCGAACTTCTCCACCTTGACCTGCACCGGGTCAGCGGCAGGGATCGGCGGGTGGGCCATCCGCGACCTGACCATCGACGGGAACAAGGTCAACCAGACCACCGGCGGGAACGGGCTGCGGGTCTACGGCTACGACTGGTCCATGACCGACGTGACCATCCGTAACTGCTTCGCTGAAGGTCTCTACACCGAGTGGTCCGCGCAGTCTGGCGGCCCCGCCGGCGCGGACACGTCGATGGAATCCCGCGTGTACGGCCTGAAAATCTACGGAACCGGCGCCACCGGGTGGCACGACCGGGGACCGCACGACTCCCGCGGTTACGACGTGACGATCTACGGTCCCGGCTCCGGGTTCCCCTGCTACTGGGCTGAAGGCCCGCCGTCGACCGCCGTCGCCGCCGGGTCCAACGGTGTCGCCGTGTCGACGTTCGCGGGTGCCGGGACCCTGAACGTGTCCTCCACCTTGAACTGGCCCGCCGCGTCGATCTCCGGCACGCAAGGCTCGATCGTCGTCACCGGGCTGACCGGCGGCACCGGCACCGCCACCATCACCTACACCGGCGTGACCGCCACGTCGTTCACCGGGTGCACCACGGTGTCCGGGTCCGGGACGCTGGCCACCGGTAACCCTGCCGTCATGATCGGCGGCGGGTACTCCGCCGGGGGGATGCTGATGTCCGGGGCGCACACCTACGGGTCCAGCGCATCCTGGGGTTACCTGCTGGACACCGCGGTGCACCTGACAGGGTGCGTCGCCGAGGTTGCCACGACGGGCATGGTGCTGATCCGCGGCGGTGCCTGCAAGATCATCGGCGGCTTGTATTTCATCGCGTCGGGTGTGACCCAGACCGGGTGCGGTATCCAGCTCGGTGACACCGCGAACGGCGCCCTCAAATGCCATATCCGCACCGCCGTGGAACGCACCGCCTGCACCAGCGCGGGCACGGCGGCGCTGAACATCGTCAACGACGCCACCGGTAACGACGTCGAGATCATGGCTAACGCCCCGGCCGGTTCCCTGGTGTGGGCGGGTACCCGGGCGGTCGGCTCCCGGTACGCGATCTACGCGAACGGGCAGACCAACGCGGCGAACGCCCTCAACTCGACGGTGTGGGACTCCGGGGCGCGGGTGCTGTTCATCCCGGACAACACGTCGAAGGCGTACACGCTGGGCGACCCGGTCGGTTTCGTGGACGCTTTCAACATCAACACGACCACCGGTGCTGTCCGGGCGGAAATCCCGAACGGCGCCGAGCTGCGCCAGTACTCCGACGCCTACACCACGCCGACCGTGCGCCTGTCCGGGGCGCTGGGGCACATCGGCACCGCGATCAAGAACGGCGGTTCCATCACCGTCGCCGCCGGCGCGAACAACGGCAGCTCGCCGCCCGCCCCGACGCTGGCAGCCGGTTCCAGTGACACCCAGGGCCTGGTGAACATAGGCACCGGGACCAGCGCGACCGCCGGGGCGCAGGCCGTCATCACGTTCTCCAGCGCGTTCACCGTCGCGCCCATCGTGGTCATCACCGCGGCTAACGCCGCCACGTCCGCGCTGCAGCCGTACGTCACCACGGTCGGGACCGGCGCGTTCACGGTAGCGTTCAATGTCGCGCCGACGTCCGGGCAGTCTACCGGCACGTACCTTGTCAACTATGTCATCCTGGCCCGGCCGAACTGACACAGAACGGGAACGGTGACCACTGGTGACACTGACCTACGTCGAGGGTATCGGCCACGCAACCTGCTGCCAGGCGGGGATGTACCACCGGCCGCGACCGCTCCGGTACGTGTTCCATCACATCCTCCCGCAGGCGTGCGGCGGGAAAACCGAGGCTTCGAACCTGGTCGCGTTGTGCGACAACTGCCACTACGCGGTGCACGTCCTGCTGTGGCAGCTCGCGCAGGGCACCGGTTCGGCCACGGGGACAAGGGCGCAGACAAGGCTCGCCACGGAAGGTTACGCCGAAGCTGTCGCCGCCGGCACTGCCGGGGATATCCCGAAGGAAGCGTGAACGTGACCCTGAAGACCGGTCGCCGGCCACCTAAGAACACTCCCGCGCTGCAGCTCACCAGGCTGCTGACCCGCCGCACCCCGGAACACCCGGTCCGCGCTGACTACCTCGCCGCGCTTAACGGCGGTTGGGGCATGCTCGGCAACGACCGGTACGGTGACTGCGTCGCGGTCACGTGGGCGAACATGCGCCGTCTCGTCACCGCGACGCTGACCCCGCCCGGCGTGTACCCGGACATGGGGCAGGTCGCCGCCCTGTACGCGACGCAGAACCCGGGTTTCCCCGCCGAGGACAACGGGATGGACATCCAGACCTGCCTGGAGCACCTGAACCGGGACGGCGGACCGGACGGGGTCCGCGCGGTCGCGTTCGCGAAGGTGAACCACCGCAGGGTCTCCGAGGTCAAAGCGGCCATCGCGATCTTCGGGTCGGTGTGGACCGGCGTGTACGTCCAGCAGGCCAACATGAACCAGTTCAACGACGGGGTCCCGTGGGATTACGTGCGGATGAGTCCCGTCGAGGGGGGCCACTCGGTCCTCACCGGCGGGTACGGCCGGGGCGGCACCGGGACGCTGGGCGGAGACGAGAAATTCATCACCTGGGCCGCTGAGACCTCCTTCACCGCGAAGTACTGGCGGCGGGAAGTCGAGGAAGCCTGGGTGGTGGTGTGGCCGGAGCATCTCGGCACCGCCGCTTTCCAGGCCGGCGTGAACACCGCGAAACTCGCGGTCGCGTACCAGCAGCTCACCGGCCGCCAGCTCATCACCGGCTGAGTCCGGGGGAACCGATAAGCATGACAGGAACTTGGCATGCCTGAGCAGTACGAGCACCCTCTTGCTAAGTACATGCGCGAAGCAGTCAAGATTTTCAAGGACGCGATAAACCAGGAGCAGGAGCAGGAGAAGCCGAAGCTTCACCTGGTACGCGAAGAACCCGAGTCCGTGTGTCCAGAATGTCTTGGACTGACACCAGACCGATGTCGTACATGCGGTGGTGGTTCGGGCACAGCATCGTGACGTTCTCCACCGTGTCACGTCCCCCGTTCTTACGCGGGTCGATGTGCGCGATGTCGCACGGGGCCTCGTCCCAGCCGCAGATCGCGCACCGGTCGTAGAAGAACCTCCGCGCAGACTTGTTGAAGGTCTTCCTGCTTCCGATGGGTGACGGGGATCGACCGGTAAGCTTCTTACCCGCCATAGCGTTCTTGCAGTTCAGGGAACAGTAGGCGGCGTTCGGACGTACCGAAGCGTAGTAAGTGAACTCTTTGCCACAGGCAGGGTTCTCGCAGGACTTGGTCAGGGGGGCTACTCCAGTAGCCTCGTTGACCTTGTGTTCATAAGCCCGGCGGCAAGCCATCTTGCAGAACATTCGCCTGGCGTCCTTAGCGGGTCCGTTGGACAGTATCGGTCCTGCGCAGAACAGGCAGGTCTTGCCGGACACGTATCTCGGCACGGCTTTAGTGTACATGAAGGAGATGTTACACGGTGGCACCAATGAGCAGCGCAACGATCAACGATCTGCCTGATAGTGCATTCGCTTACATCGAACCAGGCGGGGTGAAGGACGCGACCGGTAAGACCGCACCGCGGTCCAAGCGTCACTTCCCCGTGAACGACGAGGCGCACGCGCGCAACGCGCTGTCCCGCGCGTCGCAGTCACCGTTCGGGAAGATGGCGATGCCCGCTATCCTCCGGGCGTGCCGCAAGTTCGGTGTCAAGATCTCCGGTCAGGACCGGGCGTTCGCGGGGCTGGACGCTGACAGTGACGCGTTCCCGGAGCGCCGGTTCACGAAGTTCCCCCTGGAACTCCGCACGGCGGGGCAGAACGGGCCGCACCGCATCTGGGGTTACGCCGCGTGCTTCGACCGGCTGTCCAAGCGTCTCGGCGGTTTCGTCGAGCAGGTCAACCGGTCCGCGTTCAACGAGTCGAAGCTGGACGGGTGGCCCGACGTGGTGTGCCGGTACAACCACAAGGACGACTATCTTCTCGGCACCACATACGCCCGGACCCTCGAGCTGTCCATCGACCCGACCGGGCTGATGTACGACGTTGAACCCCCCCAGTCCCGGCAGGACATCATGGAGTACGTCCAGCGCGGTGACATCCGCCACTCCTCCTTCG